TTAGGGGTGTGCTTGTATCATTACTAACATTTTTAGCAAGCAATGAGCTAGGACTTGACCCAGTTATATCAGTGGTAGTAGCAGCACTTGCAGGACCAGCAGCCAGGGCTTTAGATAAATCCGATAATGCCTATGGCATCGGTGCCGATGAAGCATGACACCTACAGAATGGGCTGGCTTTGGCGCTGGCGTTATGGCCGTGCTATCAGGCGGGCTAGTCGGGTTACGTTTCTTAGTTAAGGGTTGGCTAAATGAACTGAGGCCCAACGGAGGCTCCAGTATGAAGGACCAATTAACACGACTAGAACAGCGTGTTGATGATCTATTTATTCTAATTAGTAAGCGATAATTTTAACATGGCTACCGTTCGCAAGCGTAAAAAGATAAGCAGACGCAGGGTGCGTAAGTCACCTGACCCATTAAGTAAATTAGAAGTGTTTTACATTGCCAAACACGAGATGTTCAAAGCAGCACGTAAGGCAGGTTTCTCCGAGTCCGTTGCGCTGTATCTCATGGATAGCCCTGAATCAATGCCTGACTGGATCGTAGGCGACAAGGGAATTATCCCAACTATCCCTACTCCAGACGAGGAAGACGATTAAGCGTTGGCTAGTAATCTCAGACCTGCAGGTTCCATACCAATTGGACTCTGCTGTAAAGAATATAATCAAACTAGCCAGGCGGGAGAAGTTTGATTCTGTACTGGTGGTTGGCGACGAGATTGACTTTCAATCGATTAGCAAATGGAGTGAAGGAACACCTTTGGCTTATAGCGAGGATCTACACGCTGACCGTGAATTATGCAAGCAGATACTCTGGGATATCGGTGAGTACAGTCCAGAAATGCACATTATCAGGAGCAATCATTCTGATCGCTTATATAACACTTTATTGAAGGTACCAGGCCTAATCAATCTGCCTGAGCTACAGTACCCAGCGTTCATGGGGTTTGCCGATATGGGCATGACCTACCACCGCAAGGCCTATGAGTTCCACCCCGACTGGATTCTTTGCCACGGGGATGAGGGAAGCATGAGCCAGCACGCAGGCATTACGGCCTTAAATTTGGCTAAGAAGTTTGGCAAGTCTGTTTTAGCGGGGCATTCGCACAGGCTGGGCATGAGTGCCTACTCAGAGGGCGTAAACGGCCATTACAGGGCCTTATATGGCTGTGAGGTAGGTAATCTTATGGATAGAAAGAAAGCGGGCTATATTCGCTATAACAGCGCTAATTGGCAGAATGGGTTTGCTATACTCGAATCCGAGGGAAAGACGCTAACACCCACGTTAGTGCCTATTGATCCAAAGGATGGCTCATTTACCGCACTCGGCAAGTATTACAGGTAAAACGTTACCAAACCGTTATACAAATATGCACTAAAACAATCCACAAAGTCGTACACAGGTGCAATACTAAGCCCATACCACGAAGCACAGTAGTGGTATAGACGGGCTACTAATGAAGAAGCTACAGAAATGTCCAATGTGTGGATCTACCACCGACAGGACAGTACACAAGTTATATCGCTACGACAACGGAGAAAAATTCTACGATTCTGTCTGCCTAAAGTGTGCAGATATTCATTCACGTAGCTTGGTGTCAAAATGAAAATACAGATTGATATAAAGGCGGCTGACTTCGAGCAGCTATGGATTACTTCAATGGAATGGAACGGCCAGGATTGGGAAAAGCAGGTAGATAGATTTGAACCTGCGCCACTGCTAACTTGGAAGTATGCGTACTGGTTTGATAATTACGCTGCTTTAAAAATGGCACAAGCCTTTCTAAATGTTATGGGATCTAATCACGCTATTCACAGCGATGAAGGCACAGGCGATTGGGTATTGCTAACAAGCTACGCCAGCCCTTGCCACCTACGCAAAACACTGGTGAACGTATGAACCTATACGCTGACTTAAAAGATCTTGGTTATGTAATTATGTGGGGAATAATGGTTGTATTGATTATTGCCTGGATCATCCACGAAATTAGAGACACAGCATTTCAAAATGGGTACTGGAAAGGCCGAGCCCAGGGCTGGGAATCTCATCGCAGACTCATGAATACTAAGTTAAAGTCAGATGAGGTATTTGACTATGACAAAAACTGAGCAACTCTTTGCAAATGTTATCGACACCCTCCACAGTAGAGGCGCTAATTATGGCCACCCAATCGGAAACCATAAACGCATTGCCGAACTCTGGTCGGCTTATCTTGGCTATCCAATACAACCAAATGAAGTTGCAATATGTATGTGCCTGGTCAAAATCAGCAGGCAGGCTGAGGATCCACGAGTCGATGACAATTACACCGATGCGCTTGGCTACCTTGCGATTGCAAAAACTGTGACAGAAGCCATGCAGGATGAGGATGGAGTGTGGGCAGATGGCGTTTAATTTACAAGATTATGAAACGGTCGAGAGCCGACTGGAAAAATGGTGGAAGGATTACCCAAATGGAAGAGTGGCAACAAAGCTTGAGCAGACCACAGACACTAGATACATTGTTAGTGCTGAACTATTTAAAACGCAAGAAGACTGGCGGCCCTGTGCGACTGGGCTTGCTTCTGAAAGCATTGCGGATAGAGGTGTTAATTCTACTTCTGCACTGGAGAACTGTGAGACTTCAGCGATCGGTCGTGCGCTTGCAAATTGCGGTTACGCAGCTAAGGGCAAGAGGGCTAGCCGAGAAGAAATGACAAAGGTTACAAATTATTCACCACCTGGCACCAGGGCAAGGGCGGTAGAAAATGTACTGCGTGAATCCTTTAGCGTAGAAAACAAGCTAGAGAATCCAGTCCAATGGGCAGTAGATGGCGTATTAGTGCCAAGCGCACCTAAGCCGCCACTTGTATGTTGTAATGCGGGCCATGCTTTGAAAACGGGCCAGACTAAAACAACTAATAAGCCGTACTACGGCTACGTGTGCCAAGACGGTATTAAAGAACATGCCGTATGGGCTAAACAAGATGCTACTGGCGCCTGGTATTTCCCTAAACAGGAAGGAGGCGAATAATGGGATACGTTGAACTCAAAGATGGATCAGGATTCACCCTGCGAATAGAGAACGATAAGAGAACCCTGACACCATCAATTGACCGCTGCATTAGCTGTAATGACGACAGACTATTAACAGACGGTATTTACCTAGTATGTACTCAATGCCACTGTAGGCAATAAGGATATTACCATGACGCACGCACAGTTCAAGTGTAACGGCTGTAAGCGCAACACTGAGTTCCTGTGGCTAGATCAGCTAGATATGCCAGAAGGTTTCAAAGCGTATCAGTGCATGGACTGTGGGTGTGTCGGTGTGAAAAATATAGCGGAAGCGCTTACTATTCCTGACTCGGACATAATCCGATGCGATAAGTGTGGTAGTTGGAAGTTCATTACCGTGGTCTGCCACACTTGTTTACTAATTAAGGAGAAGTAATGGCTATATTTAGTAAAGGCGTAAATTCGCCAGGCTATAAAGAGAACAATGATTACTACACACCAGAGTGGATATTTGATGCATTGGGCGAAACGTACGATTTAGACGTATGCGCTCCGACAGGTGGTGTGCCCTGGCTACCAGCTAAGAATCATTACGACTTAGAGGCCGATGGCCTAGTACAACCCTGGCATGGCTTTGTTTGGTGTAATCCTCCATATAGCAAGCCAACACCGTTTATAGATAAGTTTTTGGCGCATGGCTATGGGTTAATGCTTGTACAAGTATCTAAATCTAACGCATTTGTGAAGTTATGGAATGAAGCGCACGGTATAGCGTTGCTGCCGCCTAAATTAAAGTTTGTACATAAGACCGAAGGCCTAAAAGGTATATTCATGAGTTGTGTGCTTGTAGGTATGAGCGATAGAGCGTTAGCAGCTATGAAGAGAGCCAACTTTACTCGGGTGCGATGATGAAGTTTGCTTACGCTGATCCGCCGTACTTTAAGCAAGGTAAGAAACTATATGGAAAACTACACCTTGAGGCCGAAGTGTGGGATAACAAACAAGCGCACTGGGATCTGATTGATCGCCTAATTGCGGAGTATCCCGACGGTTGGGCCTTAAGTTGTAACCCTGCAGATTTACCCTGGATAATAAAACACGACAATATACGGATTTGTGTATGGACTAAAACCTTCCATCAAATTAGGCCTACGACTGTGCAATATGCTTGGGAAGCGGTCCTGCTGTGGGGGGGGCGCAAAGATAACAAACGTAAACCGATGGTACGGGATTGGATTAGCTGTGCCAGGGCTATGCGTAAAGGCTTAGTGGGTGCTAAGCCCCTGGCGTTCAATTTATGGATATTAGATTTACTAAACTATCAAGAGGGGGATACTTTGGATGACTTGTTTCCAGGTACCAATGGCATGGCTGTAGCAATTGCGAGTCGCCCATGATGGCTGGGTATGTAGAAACGTGGTTAGAGACGGATGATATTGTGCCATATTTCGCCACGCCGTGTGACCTGCGGTTATGCTGATGGATTTGGATGCCAATGCTACGCTCTAGATCGCATTCGCCCTCATGGCGAAAAGGCGAGCCCCGTAGGGGAAGGCTCGCATGGTGCACGCTAGTTGGGTGCGCTGTATTTGTAGGACAAATGTTAAGCCTTGAAAGAGCTGATTCCGCTGATCATTACAAGACAAATCATTACAGACAATGGGCATTTATTCAGTTAAATAATCTAGATGAGTTCTACTGTTTAGATAAGTTGTACTTCCATGAATCTAGGTGGAACCCTAATGCACGTAATGGTTCACACTATGGAATACCACAAGGCAGGTCTAAGTACTTGGCTACTGTAGACGGATTTAAACAGGTTGAATGGGGTATCAAATATAACTACAACAGATATGGCTCTATGTGTAATGCGCTTAATCATTGGCAACTAAAAGGCTGGCATTAGTGGTTAATAAGAAGGCTAAACACCAACGAGCTATGGGTAGTGGGCAGTGGAAGAAGCTAAGACTTTTGGTGCTCGACAGGGATGGCAGGATTTGCTACGCCTGTGGCAACGAGGCCAATGAGGTGGACCATATATGGCCACGCTCTAAAGGCGGTGATATGTTCGACCCACTGAATTGTGCAGCCATTTGTCGTGCGTGCAACCTAGCCAAAGGGGACCGTTTTTTTAGCCCTACGCCGACCCCCCCTGTCTTTCAAGGCTCATCTCTCCCTAGTACGGTAAGTTCGGTCCCAGATTCACCTTTTATCCGACCAGAAGGACTACAAAGTGACGAGTAATGATGCAGAAGTTATTCCAATCAAACGGGGGCTAGCGTTGGTTGGTAGTACCCAACCACGAATCCATACGCCATTATTAAAGACCGCAAGCAAGGCGCAGGAGGTAGCGGACTTAGCTGAGAAAATAAACCTGCCGCTTATCCCCTGGCAGCGCTGGGTACTCGATGATTTACTATCTGTAGACGCTAGCGGGACATTCTTGAAGAAATCGGCCCTCGTTCTAGTAGCTCGTCAGAATGGTAAGACTCATTTAGCCCGCATGCTCATATTAAGCCATTTATTCCTGTGGGGCTCTAAGAACGTACTTGGTATGTCCTCTAATAGAAATATGGCCCTGGATACTTTTAGGCAAGTGGCTTATACGATAGAAGATAACGAGTTTCTATCTAAACAGGTACGCCAGATCAGATTGGCTAATGGCCAGGAGTCTATTGCACTATTAAATGGCGCTCGCTACGAGATCGCAGCAGCTACAAGAGATGCGCCCCGTGGCAAGACCGCTGACTTCCTTTATCTTGACGAACTTCGAGAATGGTCCGAGGAAGCCTTTACCGCAGCATTGCCCGTTACCCGTGCAAGACCTAACGCCATGACTTTAATGACAAGTAATGCGGGAGATGGCTTTAGCAGCGTATTGAATGATCTTAAAGAACGCTGTATGTCATACCCGCCGTCTAATTTAGGCTATTACGAGTACAGTGCACCGCAGCATTGCAAGATACACGACCGCAAAGCCTGGACTATGGCTAATCCCGCTCTGGGCCATTTAATAACGGAGCAGACGCTAGAAGAATCAGTTAATACTAATAGCGTGGAAGCCACCCGCACCGAGATGCTTTGCCAGTGGGTAGATAGCGCCGTCAGCCCCTGGGTCTATGGGTCAATTGAGGCTTGTAGTGATAGCAACTTAGAACTACCTGTAGGCCCTGCAACAATAATGGCATTTGATATTGCTCCTACTAGAAGATCAGGCGCTTTAGTAATGGGTCAGATGAAAGAGGGCAAGATTGCAGTGGGTTTAGCACAACTATGGAGTAGCGAAGTAGCTGTGGATGAGACAAGGATGGCAAGTGATATAAATGAATGGGCCCGCAAGTACCATCCGACAATAATCTGCTATGACAAGTACGCCACGCAAACTTTGGCAAGTAAATTAGAGCAAAGCGGTTGGAAGATGCAAGACGTATCAGGCCAGGCGTTTTATCAGGCATGTTCTGATCTATCTGATGCTTTAGCAAACGCAAGGCTGGTGCACTCGGGCCAGGCAGACTTAGTGCAGCACTTAAATAACTGTGCAGCTAAAACAAACGACGCTGGCTGGAGAATCATTCGTAGAAAATCAGCTGGCGATGTCACAGCAGCTATTAGTCTGGCAATGGTGGCAACAGAATTAACCAAGCCACAACGAACCGCCCAGATCATTGTCTAACTTGCACTATATGTCCGTTTTGAGTATATTATGTAGATATGGGTCTATTGTCTGCTTTGGGTATAAACAAAAAAACTGAGTCTGTTCAAGCACAATACGCCCCAGCCATTATGGATACGGCCTACGGGTACGGTTCCTTTACAACTGGTGTCGGTAATTTCCCTGGCGGTTTAGATCGCAATTATGCAATGCAAGTTCCAGCAGTTAGTCGTTGCAGAAACTTAATAGCTGGTGTAGTTTCTTATCTACCGCTTAAACTTTACAAGAAGTCAAGTGGTGAGGTACTGGGGAGTCCTCTGTGGTTAGAACAACCAGACTATCGGCAGCCACGATCCGTCACTATTAGTTGGACTGTCGATAGCCTCCTTTTCTACGGCACCGCCTTTTGGCGTGTCACAGAACTCTACGCCGACGACTTAAGACCATCTCGTTTTGAGTGGATTGCTAATAATAGAGTTACATTTACAACTAATAAATTTGGCACCGAGGTCAGCGAATACTTTATTGATGGTGAAAGAGCGCCTATGTCGGGTATTGGATCTCTTATAACATTCCAGGGCCTGACACAAGGCGTATTACAAACCGCAGCTCGCACTATTCAAAGCGCATTAGATATTGAAAAGGCTGCAGCCGTCTCTGCACAAACTCCCGTACCAAGCGGCTATATCAAGAACACAGGAGCAGATTTACCAGAGCAACAAGTATCTGGATTACTGGCTCAATGGAAGCAAAGCAGACTAAATAGATCGACCGCATATTTAACCAGCACGTTAAGTTATGAAACTACAGGGTTTTCACCTAAAGACATGATGTATAACGAGGCGCAACAGTACCTTTGTACACAAATCAGCAGGGCCATGAACGTGCCAGCCTACATGATCAGCGCCGACATGAATAATAGTATGACTTACCAAAACATCATTGACGGCCGTAAAGAATTCGTTGCTTATTCTTTGCAACCGTTTATTTGCGCAATCGAGGACAGACTTAGTATGGATGATATTACGCCAAGAGGGCATGTTGTTAAATTTGCAATCGAGGAGTCCTTCTTACGTGCAGACACAATTAAGCGCTTAGAAGCATTAGAAAAAATGCTGGCATTAGGTTTGATAGATGTTGAAGATGCTAAAGAAATGGAAAACATGACACCTAACGGAAGAGAAGTTGAAGATGATACTTACATTCAGTAGCCAGATTGAAAGCGCCGATGGCGAGCGCAGAATTATAGCTGGC